GTGCTATTCCGCGATCCAGAAGTGGGAGCCCCGCGTCAACCTCACGACCATCACCTTTGAACTGTCGGAGACCGACGGCGGGCTGTATGTCGACATCACCGGCACCCGCTCCACCGGCGGCCAGCCTTTTTCACTCACCATTCCACTGAGTTAAACGCTATGGCAATTGTTGACCTTAACCAGCTCGCCGCGCCAGACGTCGTGGAAGAACTGGACTATGAAACCATCCTGAGCGAGCGAAAGGCGACGCTCGTCTCGCTGTACCCGGAAGACCAGCAGGACGCGATCGCGCGCACGCTGTCGCTTGAGTCCGAGCCGCTGGTGAAGCTGCTGCAGGAAAACGCCTACCGGGAAGTCATCTGGCGACAGCGCGTCAACGAGGCCGCGCGCGCGGTCATGCTGGCCTACGCCACCGGTGCAGACCTCGACCAGATAGGCGGAAATTACAACGTTGAGCGCCTTGTCATCACCCCTGCAGACGACACGACGTTACCGCCGACGCCTGCCGTGATGGAGTCGGACACCGACTACCGTCTGCGCATTCAGCAGGCATTCGAGGGGCTGAGTACCGCAGGCTCTACCGGCTCCTATCAGTTTCACGGTCGCAGCGCTGACGGGCGGGTCGCCGATATTTCGATCATCAGTCCCGAGCCTGCGTGCGTGACCGTTACGGTGCTGTCCCGCGAAAATAACGGCGTGGCGTCTGACGAGCTGCTCGCTATCGTGCGCAACGCGCTGAACGATGAGGACGTCAGGCCGGTCGCAGACCGCGTGACCGTACAGTCAGCAAACATTGTCGACTATAAAATCACCGCATCGCTTTACCTTTACCCTGGTCCCGAAAGCGAGCCGGTGCTGAGTGCGGCAAAAGCAAAGCTGCAGGCGTATATCACCGCGCAGCACCGCCTCGGGCGCGATATTCGCAAATCGGCGATTTATGCCGCGCTCCACGTCGAGGGCGTGCAGCGCGTCGAGCTGGCCGAACCGGTGGCCGACATTGTGCTCGATGATACGCAGGCCTCATGGTGCAGCGAGTACAGCGTGACTATCGGAGGCAACGATGAATGATACCCGCCTGCTGCCGGTGGGCTCGTCACCGCTTGAGGTGGCGGCGGCGCGCGCCTGCGCTGAGATTGAAAATACCCCCGTTCCCCTGCGCCGCCTCTGGAGCCCTGACGACTGCCCGGCAAACCTGCTGCCGTGGCTGGCTTGGGCGTTTTCCGTTGACCGCTGGGATGAGAACTGGCCGGAGGCCACAAAACGCGATGTGATCCGCGCGGCGTGGTTTATCCATGCGCACAAAGGAACGATTGGGGCGGTGCGCCGCGTGGTCGAGCCGCTCGGCTATCTGATTAACGTTACTGAGTGGTGGGAGACCAACGACCCGCCCGGCACGTTTCGCCTCGATATCGGTGTGTTAGAGACCGGCATCACCGAGGAAATGTATTACGAGATGGAGCGGCTCATTGCCGATGCAAAGCCAGCCAGTCGCCATCTTATCGGCCTCAATATCATTCAGGACATTCCCGGCTACCTCTACACCGGCGCCCTGACCTATGACGGCGACATCATCACGGTTTATCCCGGATAAGTGAGAGAACAATGACAGTGAAATATAAAACGGTCATCACCAAAGCCGGTGCGATTAAGCTGGCCGCAGCGACCGTCCCGAACGGGAAAAAAGTGAATTTTACGGCGATGTCCATCGGCGACGGTGGCGGCACGCTGCCGGTGCCTGACCCAAACCAGACGAAACTCGTTAATGAGGTCTGGCGTCATGCCCTGAATAAAATCAGCCAGGACAGAAAAAATAAAAATTATGTCGTGGCGGAGCTGCTTATCCCGCCTGAAACCGGCGGTTTCTGGATGCGTGAAATGGGTCTCTATGACGACACCGGCACGCTGATTGCAGTCGGCAACATGGCGGAAAGCTACAAGCCCGCGCTGGCGGAGGGCTCAGGCCGCGCGCAGACAGTGCGTATGGTCATTATGGTGAGCGACATCGCGTCGGTCGAGCTGACGATTGACACCTCAACGGTCATGGCAACGCAGGACTATGTCGACGATAAAATCGCAGAGCATGAGCAGTCCCGCCGCCATCCTGACGCCACGCTCACCGCAAAGGGGTTCACTCAGTTAAGCAGTGCGACCGACAGCGCGTCTGAGAGCGTCGCAGCGACGCCGAAAGCGGTTAAGGCGACGTATGACCTTGCGAAAGGGAAATACACGGCTCAGGACGCCACCACGGCGCAAAAGGGTATTGTCCAGCTCAGCAGCTCGACCGACAGCACGTCTGAGAGCGTCGCGGCGACACCGAAAGCGGTTAAGGTGATCAACGATGACCTGAATGCGGTTAAAAAAATGCTTGGTACCGCTGCCGCTGCTGATGCCGCCACCTCGGACACAGATACGACGCCTAAACGTCTGGTTCCTGTGGGCTGGATGGGGTTAGGTGCAGTGTCGGGGGTGAGTTTTACTGATGCAAATCAGCCAAACTATAACTGTTACTTCCGCATGAATGCACAGGGGTTACATGGTCCGGTCGCGGGCGCACCTGCAAACATTCATCAGTTTCAATACGATGCTAATGCAGGTCAGCAAATCGGCTACCGTGCCGGCGTGGTCAATGCTGCAATGTATCATCGTTCGAAAGTGAATGCCGCGTGGGGGAACTGGTTACAGGTGTTTGATACTGAGCATCCGCCGACACCGGAGCAGGTCGGGGCATTTCCAAACTCAGGCAGTTTGTTAAGCAGTATTTTTGATATCAAATCCAGCAATCTACATGCCGCGCTTGGAAGTGGGGCACAGGATGCGACTGCCGGAATGCCTGAAAATTCGGGCAACACCCGATTTGCTGTCTTAGCGACCCTTGTTTACACCAGTCAATTCTGGGTCACGTTAATCTCACGCGATCAGAATTACACCGGGCTGGTTAATACCACCCAAAAAACGGTTACGTGGACGCAGGTTTATAATACTGCTAACAAACCCGCCGCGTCAGATGTCGATGCGGTGTCAGCATCTGACGGAGGAGCCTTTAAAAAAGAGGTGTCCTTCCAGGCTGGCCTGAATGTTCGGAGTTCAACAGGTATCTACGCCGGTAACGATGCGGCTGGCTTTGTCAGTAACAACATGATGCTTAAATCGTGGTATGGCATCGGTTTTTACTGCACGCTGGCAGGAGGCGAAGGGCTGACGGGGTATATCAATACCCGTAACGGTCAGCTCGAAATGAAAGGCCAGATTATCCCCGGTAATTATTCAAATTTTGACGGACGTTACTATACCAAAACATTAGCTGATGAAAGATTTCAGCCTAAGGGCAGTTACACCCCGGCTGGTCAGGCTTATACCAAAGCGGAGAGCGACGGGCGTTATCAAAAAATAAATACAGCCTCAAAAGCGGCTAATGGCTGGTTTAAGGATACCAATACGGGGTTAATTATTCAGTGGGGTTCGGGATCGACGCTTAACAGTGCATTCTCGTTACCTGTCGCGTTTCCTAATGCCTGCCTGTCAACGCAAATCACAGACCGAGGTAACGGAAGAAAAGCATTTTCTGGCATGGCATCTCAGACCACTTTAACGGTTTGGGGGGATGCTTCAAACCCGACTTATTCATGGCTTGCTGTAGGATACTGATATGAGCGAAATGTATTTTTATAGTGCTGAGAAAAACGGTTTTTATGCGGGATCCATGCAGGACGATTATAAGCGCGCGGGGAAATGGCCGACGGATGCGGTAGAAATCTCTGAACGCTGGTATTCATATTTGCTGGAAGGGCAGACAGAGGGAAAGGTAGTCGCACCTGATGAATATAACCAGCCGGTGCTCGTTAACCCGCCAGAGCCAACGCAGGCAGAGCTCATTAGCCAGGCGGAAGAAAAAAGAGCGGAGCTTATGGTCACAGCCAGCGCAGCTATTGCCCCGCTGGAGGATGCCAACGAACTTGGCATTGCCACCGATGATGAAATAGAAGCGCTTACCCGCTGGAAGCGTTACCGGGTGATGTTAAACCGACTCGATATCAGCGCTGCGCCATCAATAGAATGGCCTGAGAAACCAGTCTGACCTGAGCCCTCCACCCGGAGGGCTTTTGTTTGTTGTTTCATTCCCCCACCAACGGCATTGCATCGCACCCGAGCAGCACACAACAGAAAATAGTCGCACCCCTTAACCACGGAGTTAAACAGATGGGCGACTATCATCACGGCGTCGAGGTCATCGAGATTAACGATGGCACGCGCACCATTTCCACCGTCTCGACGGCCATCATCGGCATGGTCTGCACGGCCAGCGATGCTGACGACAAAACATTTCCCCTAAACGAGCCGGTACTGATTACCAGTGTGCAAAATGCGATCTGTAAAGCCGGTAAACAGGGCACGCTGTCAAAATCCCTGCAGGCCATCGCCGACCAGTGCAAACCGGTCATTGTGGTGGTGCGCGTTGCCGAAGGTATCGACGACCCGGAAGACCCGGAAGCGGCGCAGAAAGAAACCATTTCGAACATCATCGGCACGACCGACGAAAACGGCAAATACACCGGGCTGAAAGCGCTGTTAACGGCGAAAACCGTCACCGGTGTTAAGCCGCGCATTCTCGGCGTGCCGGGGCTGGATTCTCTGGAGGTGGCGACCGCGCTTGCGTCGACCTGTCAGAGCCTGCGCGCGTTTGGCTACGTGAGCGCGTGGGGTTGTAAGACCATTTCCGAAGCGATCGCCTATCGGGAAAACTTCAGCCAGCGCGAGCTGATGGTCATTCACCCTGACTTTCTGGCATGGGACACCACGACGAACGAAACCCGGACCGCATGGGCGACCGCCCGCGCGCTCGGCTTGCGCGCCAAAATCGACCAGGAGACCGGCTGGCACAAAACGCTCTCTAACGTCGGCGTGAATGGCGTCACCGGCGTCAGCGCCTCGGTGTCATGGGATTTGCAGGAGCAGGCCACCGACGCCAACCTGCTGAATCAGGCCGGAGTGACCACGCTTATCCGCAACGATGGCTTTAAATTCTGGGGCAACCGCACCTGCTCGGACGATCCGTTATTCGTGTTTGAAAACTACACCCGCACGGCGCAGGTGCTGGCCGACACGATGGCGGAGGCGCACGCGTGGGCGATGGATAAGCCCGTTTCGGCAACGCTCATCCGCGACATCGTCGCCGGTATCAATGCCAAATTCCGAGAGCTGAAAAATAACGGCTATATCGTTGACGGCTCATGCTGGTACGACCCGGAGTCAAACACCGTGGAAACCCTGAAAGCCGGGAAGCTGTATATCGATTACGACTACACCCCCGTCCCGCCGCTGGAAAACCTGACCC